TGGCCCGCTATAGGATGCCACCTTTATATCTCCCTACTATTAAAAAAAAAAAGATAAAAAAAGAATGTAGGTATAGGCTCATTCTCCACCTATGCGGACAATGGCCGAGGGACTGGGCTGCACACCTACACACTACACAACACACATGGCGCTGTCGCGCCAAAGGAGGCATCTATGGCTGAGCTGTGCTTCAAGTTGGTCGTTGGCCTTATCTGGGCCAGTTGCATCTTGGTGGCCGCTTATGCGGTCGTGGGCTTCTTGACACTCTAGCATGGAGGTGCTGAGATGGGCATTAGGTCTTTACGTGCACTTGTGTGCGAGGCAGCGGCTGTGTCCGCTGTCATGTGGGTCTTGGTAGTCGAGTTCGAGCGTCGAGGCGCAATTGCGCGCTTGATGGAAGTGTTCACGCTTCCATGGCAGACGCTCATGAGAGCCCTCGGCTCATGAGATTGGTAGGCGAGCGGAGCGATGCTGCGCCGCTTGCTTGCTAATCCCAGATGAGAGGAGGTGCTGGGCAAGCTCAAGGTCATTCTCAACATCATCTAAACGACTGGGCTGCCCTTATACCAATGAATGGTGTAAGGGTGGCCCACACTTGCAAGGAGGCAACATGAACTTTACAGCCCGTGAGTATGCGCTCATTATCAGGGCGCTCAGAGCGTGGTATGACCGCTATGATGATGCCACTGAAAACGAGATGGCCGAGTTCAAGGCTATGCTCAAGAAACTCGAGACGCTCCACTGGGAGCAGTACAAGAAGGAGGGCGAGTGATGTCAAAGCTACAAGGTCAGCGAGTATTGCCAGTGAGAATGGAAGACGGTAAGC